AAAGCTCTTAAAGTGGCTCTTGCTTTGGGTGCTTTGGGTATTACCAGTAAAGCGGCCATTGGTGCAATCATTTCCACTTCAGCAAAAGAATCTGGACTTGATCCATTTAAACCAGAAGATGGTGCAAAATCTTGGTTGAATACATTAAATGGAAAACCAAAAGTTGTAAATGGAAAAACTTTATCTCCATTGGAATACATTTATACTAAATTTCCACAGTTGGGTCCTGGTGGTCGTGTTGCAAAAGAATTGAATATGCCTAATGGAGTTCCTGAAGAATATATCAGACAAACTATGGCCAAAGGTGATGAAGCATGGTTCACTTTAGTTTATCCTGGCGGCGCTGATGCATACAAATACAGGGGCCGAGGACTTATTCAAATAACTGGTAAAGGAGTTTACAAAGCTGTTGGTGATATTATTGGAATTGATCTTGTAAAAGATCCTGATGCAATAACAAGAGATTTTGATACAGCTGCAAAAGCAACTGGTGCTTATCTAATGAATTCAATTGGCCGTGGTGATTCAAAAAAAGGTTTAGCTGCACTAAATGGTTTGACTGATGATAAAGAAGCTTTAAAAGTTGTGATAGCTAATGTGGCTAGAGGTGGTGCCGGTGCAGATAAAGAAAAAATTGATAAGATGTTTGATCCATCCACAAATCTTGGTAAAACAACAGCATCACAATTGGAAGCTGCAAGTAAATATACACAATTGGGTTCAGATGCGGCCAGTGGTAACAAAGTTGACGAATCATCCAAAGAAAATGCAGACCTCAAAGAAAAGTTAAATAAAGATAAGTCAGCTCAAACAACGAACAATACCACTACGACAAACAACCAAACAAACAATGTTAAACCTGAACAAAAGGTTGACGATAGACCACCTCATGTAAGAAAGCAACAACAATAAAATGGCTACAGATAATAAAATGTCATACCAGATGGCTGCGAGGTTGAAAAATCAATCTCTTGGTTCCGTTATTGCTGACCAACTTATCTCTGGCGAGGGTTATGGTTCATCAATTGGAAAGGCTATTGGTCTAAAAACACAAGCCAGAGTTACCAGACTTAAAGCTAAATTTGATCCGTTGAACATTGCAAAGTTTATGACAGGTGGATCCAGATTAGGTCCTGCAATTCTTGGTAAAATGTTGGGTCGTTCCAGAAAAGATATTGAATACTTCACTGGTCGTGCAAGACCTGTTTCAACTACAACTAAGATTGGTAAACTGGAAAAAGATGGAGGTGGCGATTCTTCTGGTATGGACGGAATGTTGAATAAGATTTATGATTTTATGAAAAAGAATCGTGAAGAAGATACTGCGGCTAGACAAAAACAGAATAATTTTGCAGAAGAAAAATTAATGGAATCTGAAAGAACTGCCGACAGAAGGCACAAAGATTTATTAAAAGCAATAGAACAACTGAAAAAAGATTTGGTGCCAGTACAAACAGCCGAAAAAGTTGAAGAACAAGGATCATCCATATTAGGTGATTTGGCTGATATGAAAAGGGTATATGATATATTGAAAACTGCTGGTGGTTGGTTAATGACAGTTATGAGTGGACCACTTGGTCTCGCATCAAGCATTTCTGCTCTAATACTAACACCATTTGCATTATCATCTTTAGAAAAAGAAAAGATAGATAAAGACCCATATGCGAAAGAGTATGATAACAATGCTTATGCTCTAAGTGTTAGAAGCAAACTTGAAGGTGGCAATCTCACAGAAGGTCAAGCAGCTGCACAGTTACAACAGAAGGCACTCAAACAAGTTCCAAGAAGAACTGTTGAAGATTTTGTTAAATCAGATTTAACGGATAAAGAATTGGTACAAGAATTGGGTGCTGATAGAGAAGGCCTGAAAAAATGGTTGGCTGAGAATCCTAAAAGAGAAGCAATGTACCAGGTACCAATGGCTGGTATGCAAACTCAGCAATCTAATACACCACCTACACCTGCAGCAACACCTGCCGGAGAAACCGGTGGTGCACCAACAGCAACTCCTGCAGCATCTGAGACTGGTGGTGCACCTGCGCCAACATCTACACCTCCTGCACCTATGGCGACACCGGAGGCTGTTCCCAACATGGGCCAGCAACTATCATCTGTCATGGGACAGAATACCGATATGAAATTGGCTGATTTTGCCAAACCACTAGAATCTGTGGTTAATAATCTAAACTCCCTCAATAAATCCACAACAACCGGCAAATCATCATTACCTGCTGTTCGTAATCTGGAAGACACCTTCCAACGAATGATTATGAATTCAACACGGGTAGTATAAACAAAAAACCCCGCACTAGGCGGGGTCTAAACTTTTACTAAAAGAGTTTAATCTTCTTCGGCCAACTTGCTAAAGTATGCCATATCATCATCATCGGTGCCAGCAAGGTCAACTGGTTCCTTTTTAGGTGCAGCCTTTGCTTGTTCCACTGTAGTGCGAGCTCTTGGACCACCATCTTCATCAATACTGGTTGTGATACCAAGTACCTTGTCAAGGCGGGTCTTCAAAGTGTCGTATGACTTGAATTCTTTGTCAGCAACCAACTCCATCAAAGAGTATTGGGACTTCCAAATCTTTTCAAGTGCATCGTCATCATTCAACAATGGTGATGCAGATTCGAATTCGGACTTATCATAGTTCTGATAGCCTTCAACTTTACGAATCTTCAATTTGAAGTTAGCACCAGTCCACATATCAAATGGGTTGATTGCTGTTTCATCTTCAAACGCTGGGTTCATTGCTTCAGTAATCTTATCAAAGATTTTCTTACCGAACTTGAACAATTTAACTTGCCCTTCGTTCTCAGGATGCTTTGGATCACTTACGATATACACATTAGCAATGTAATTGAGTTTACGCTTTTGTTTGCGTACAATCTCTTTGTTGGCTTCTACGCCAGAATTCCACAAACGATTATTGTGTTCACACACGGGACATTGCTGATTCTTGGTTGTCAAGCAGTTGTCAATAAGCCAACCACCAGGACCTTGAAAGCCATGTGAAAAGATTTTGACCCATGGAAGGCCATCATCACCGTCTTGTGGAGATGCAGGAAGAAATCGGATGGTTGCCATGCCGTTACCTGCTTTGTCAACCTCTGGTCGCCAGAAGTTTTCTTTGTCAGATGCACCTTCAGTTGATGCATTGAGTTGTTCAATCGCCTTGGTTAGCTTGTCCAAATTACCAGACGATTTTTTAAGTTTAGAGAAATCTACCATAATTTACCTTTCGTATTAACGGAGTATAGTGTATAAACGGATTATCCACATGATGCATTATATAACATTATTTAGGCGTTGTCAAAAGTAAAGTTTCAACATTGCCAAGGTGTTAGGCACATCCCTATGCCAGATTGCATGACCACCTGCTATACGCCAATCAGTAATGACAGTTTCCGTGTCATCAATGATGAGGGTGTCCTCTTTGGCATATTCTTTCTTTAGTTGTTTACCCGGTACAAAATTACGCTTGAATGTAATTCCGTGGGATTGCAACCAAATCTCTTTTTGCTTTGAAATGTTTTCGTGTCTGTCGGGTCGAGCAGTAGATGAAAGTATCTCTGTCGGCACCGGTGCATTTCGTAGAAACTCCAGTAATTCACCAGCGTGTGGCATCATTTCAAGTGTTGCAAAGTTTTGACCTTGAATAAATTCATTGAACAGATTACCAAATTCTTTTTTGTTCCGAGTTTGGTCTGGATTGACATTGAATAGTTTTTTGTAACGGCCAACAAAGTCGCATATTACACCATCCATGTCCAGGTAGATGCAAGAAATTTTAGGCTTATGCATGTTCTTTCAAACTTTCTTTCAAAACAGATTTCAATTTATCTTTGTCAAAATCAATGAACGGTGTGTACTTTTCAATTCTTCTTTTCCATGAAGGCCAAATAACATCGTCAGATATTTTTTTAGACCACATCGGCAAGAAATTCATAATATCATTTAATATACACACCGTTTCAATATTGATATTACTGTGAGTCATTTCTTTCAGTAGTATCGGGTATTGGCCATCTTCTACCACCAACATTTCATTTGGTGATTGTGTTGCGTTGAGTAGACCTATTATATCTTGTTCGAAGCGATAAGTCAAGCTCTGATTTCTTTTTTGCCATTGTTTGTATGTTTCTTCACCTTCCAGATTGGCAATCTCACCGATCCAATTAGAATTGGTGACAAGAAAATTTGCCACATAAAAGTTTTTCAAGTCTTCCAGTTTGTATTTACGGGATAACTTATAGAATGTATACTTGTCTTTCCTGATGGCAAAGTTATCTCTGGTAACATTGGTTTTGCCGTGATACTTAAAATAATCGTAGCTATCAGTAGTAAAATGAAGTTTAATGGCATTATATAGAGCAAAGGCGGAGAATCCGGAACCTTCTTCAAGCGAGAAAATCATAGTGCGACAATTTGTTTACTCAATACAATTTCTTCTGGCCAATTTTCAACCAAATGAAATTGTGGGCAACGATTATAACCTTCATCTGTATGATTACCTTTCATTTGTAACCAGAGGATGGCTTTGTTATTTGGTGTGATGCATCTTAAAATAGTTCCACTAGGCATAGTAATCCAAATACATTCTTTTTCGATAAAATCAATCAATTTTGGTATATCAACTATTTGTAAAGATTTTTTGACCTTATTGTTCCAAACCAAGAATTTTGATTTTTCTCCGTTATTTAAACTTTGTATCAACAGGTTTGCAATTTTACGATTGTTTGCATTAAACCACTCTGGAACTTTGTCCCAATCTCTGATGTTATTACTAGACAATCGAGAATGACCTATCTCATACTTGGACAATTTTTTACCACTTGATAATAATTCAAATTCATTCATATCATTTGTTCCAAACCAAAGAATTAATTTGGAAACAATATTATTTGGAATATTCAAATCAGAGGTTAATTTTTTTAAAGTTGTTAGATGCACTTGCGTGTTTTTACCTGATGCGTTTTTAACCGACAGACAAATTTTTTGACCATTTTTTATGCCAATAACATCTGTTTTTGTTTGTGTTGATCCATCAGAATCTATTTTATCAAATTTAAAGAAATTGATTAAATGTTCATGGAGAAATTTGTTTTTCTCCATATCACGGCCTTCATAATATTCTTTACTTGGCATAACACACCTTTAGATTGGTTTAATAAAAATAATTTTTTTGTTTTCACCTGTGGGTTTAACAAAAAGTTCTTTCAATTCAGTTTTATTATTCCATTTCATGGAAGAAGATTTGTGTGATGGTAAACCAGCAGTCTCACCTATTTTTTTCCAATTGTCGGCAAGATAGACTGCGCCATTTTTACCGGCACCAACAAAGGTGATGATGTGTGTTAAATCATCACCGTATTTTCTTTTCCATGCTTCACGGGATTTTAGTCTCAATTGTTTTAATACTTGTGTGCCAGCATTTTTAACTGATTTACTAAAACAAAAACGCCAATTATTTGCAATCGTGTTGAATTTATTTTTGTATTCATCTTTAGATACGCCAAGGAATCTTAGTATATCTTTTGGTGGAGGATAAACTGATGAACCAATACCAATCATACCGATACATTCCGGTAGAGAATCATCTTTGTGTTCAAAAATTAACCAATCAATTCTACGACCAACAGAAGAATTTGTTGGAACATAAGAATGGTTATTTTCAATAATATTTTTCACCAAACTTTTTTGTTCGGCGGTATTAACTTCAATTAGTTCAATCATATCGGCAATTTAGAACTTTTCTTCAATAGGTTCAATTCTTGTGCTTCTTCACGAATCTTAGCCTTCAATGCATTGGAGACCAATGATGATGCAACATCGACCTCCATGCCAGTTTGTTCACAATGGTGAATGATTGCGTCCATGTGTGTACCACCTAAGGTGTACGACAACTTGGAAATCATTTCACTAAAATCATTAATTTCAGTTTTCGTAGGCACGATTATCCTTTAGTATAAAAAATGTGGTTACCAATCTTCTTCACAACTCTGATATTGGTCCAACCAGGGTTAACATAGACAGCATGGTAGAACATTGCCTTAGCTTTGGCAAGCTCTCGGTGCAATACTGATTCTGTTAATGCCCTTTTAGCAATGTACAGGCATTCTTCCCATGCATATGAATCTTTAACTGGATTAACATTCTCACAAGTCCATGAGAATTGGCAGGTTGCACCAGTCTTTTGGTAAACAACACCACAAAAATCTGATGGGTATCTCTTGCTGTTTGCACGATTAATGGTGACCTGTGCAACGGCCAGTTTTCCTTCGTGTGATTCTTTTGCTGCTTCGTAGTAAATGTTCTTAGCAATACAAAGAACCTGTTTATTGATATCTGCACCAACTTGTTCCTTGATTGAAGGTTCATATTGTTTGGCAGAAATGGGTATGCATAACGAGGTAAATATAATCAATAAAGTTTTTGACAACTTCATTTGTTCTCCTTGTGTGTGTTTGGGGTTAGACCCCAACCCTCAGGCAGATTTCTTGGTAACTTTTGGAAGTTCCACAGGAATGTTAGACACGAAACCATTCAAGGTTTGGGCCTTGCTGATAATGTCTATTTCTGAGGGAGTTTGTGGTAAAGCCGGATGTAGAGGTGGTGTTTCACCTTTGGCTTTTGCTGCATCACATTGAGTGTTCCATTCTTGCGAAATTTTATCTCTTTGTGCTTTATACTCATCATATATCATATCTCTTGCCATTTTTAAAAGCTCAAGACGAATTTCAAAGGGTGTCATTGACATGGTTTTCTCCTGTGTGTAAAGTGTATGGGGTTTTTATTGGGAACCCATAACCCATTGTCTATTTAGAATCCTACGGAAACTGTAAGTCCGACTGCACGATCCTGAATGTCCTGATAGCTTTGGCTAACACCCAAACCAACAGATACTTTGCTGATGACTGGCATGTCATAGCTAACAAATACTACAGATTGTTTTGGATTTGCGCTGTTCCAATTTACACGGGTCTTAGCACCAGCCATGGCGTAACCAGGACCAACCTTAACACCAGCGTTTGCGCCAACTAGACCATACTCATATGGCTTATCACCGTTGCCGCCATTATCAAAACCAACGCCAACGAATGGGTTGATACCGAACACTGTTTTACCTGCGGTAAGTTCCAAGCTATTGTACATAGAAAGGTTGTCATTGGTACGTGCATTGCGATTTTGTAATCCAAGATTGAAACCACCCAATGAAGTACCAGCACGAACATATTGTGCGATACTTTGTTGGTTGCTTACACGGTCAGTAACCTGGTCTACACCATACGAAACAAAACCACCGGCCTGTGCGGCTGCGGCGACTGCAATTAAACTTGCGATTGCGATTTTCTTCATTAAAACTCCTTAGTTAAAAAAATGGTTGGTTATTCTGTTACGAGGAAACCAACCGAAACCCTAGTCAGCGTTTAGGCTGCCAATGCGTAACTTTCGTCATTTGCATTTATTTTGATTTAGTTTTAACATCTTCTCTGATGAGCTGTCCACTTCTGTACTTGTTGCCCTGTCGAAACTATGCAGCCCCATCAAAAGTATACTGGTTTAGATTATGTGGATGTCCGTGATCCCTTAGTCATCTTCATTATCGCACGGCGCAGACCTTTATACTTTTGGTGGAGCTGGGGGGATTTGCACCCCCGTCCAGAACACTTTTCTAGTTGCTTCATACAACCATAACATCAATTATACAATTATTTTGTATCTGTGTCAACCTGTTTTAGGTATTCTTTACAAGCTTCAACCCAAAGTTTAACCGTAATGTTATCGGTTTCACCGTCATAATTGGAAATAACCCAATTACAAACGCTTATATCTTTGGCATGATAACCACACAATAAATTCATTATGTTTTATCGTAATTTAATAATGAAGGTTCCACTGAAAATGCTTTATTGGTAGAATTAGACCATTTGAAATGACCTCTTCTTACAGTCCAATTGCGGCCGTTACTATCACCGATTAAGATTGCAGATTGCCCTGGCCCATTTATTATATCACTAAAATCTAACCATTCTGAACCATCAGCAGAACCAATACCAGAAGTACCTGTACCTGGCCAACCGGTCAACGCCGGCATACGGCTGCCACTAGTTGAACCTATTGGAGCGGTAATAATTCCTGCCACCATTCTTCCGCCAAATAAACTTGGATTATAGAATTGTAATTGCCACTGCACTCTAGATGAAGGATAGTTATTGTTTACAAGTGAAGTGTATCCGATATAAGAAATACTTGTATAATCTCCTGTGGAACTATAATATGGTGCTATGCCGGCTTGACTCACATAATAACCAGATTTTAAATCTTGAGCACCGACCATAATTCTATCTATCGCTGGGCGACTAGCTTTAAATGGATTGATATAACCACCGAGACTATCTGTCATTAATGATGTTGGATTTAATTTACCAGGAAAATCCATGATACCATATCCACGATAATTTGAACCGACCACATCCCACACACCAGTAACAGCACCAGGACCCCTAAAGAGCACACTTGATCCACCGCCCGCAAATGGAGAGACTGAATTGGTTCCAGTGGGAGCATCCGAACCTGGAATTACATGATCTCTTGTATAACCAGGCTGTTGAGCGCTAGTTCCACTACCTGTAACCCTAGCTCTTAAACGATAATTACTTGCATCATATGTTGGATCGGCAGTTGCACAGGCCAATAAAACTGTATCAGTATCTCCAACAGTTACACTAAATGCACTGCTTGGTCGAGTGAAGTTGGTTGCACCAGCATTATATCTAGCTACTTTACTTATACGAACGTTTGAAATATATCCGCAAAAATGCCATTGATAATTTTGTGCAAGACAACCTATCTTATAAGAATTAATTACATCAGGATAAGCATTCATACCTACATGTTTACCTACATATACACCATCTATATAACCATGAACATCTCCACCTGTTCTTTCAATACATACATGTGACCATTGATTGAGTGGAATTTTTTTATTACTTGCGCCTGTGAAAGCTGCTCGGCCAGTAACTCCATCATCAACAACTAATCCACCGCCGTTAGCTCTCCATACATGTAAACCGTAGTAAGTTGAATTTGTGTTTAAATTTATCAATGTCATATGACTACTACCACTCACAGCTTCTTCTGTGGGGTAAAACCAACCTTCTACACACCAGTTGGTTGACTTTGATATATCATACACTCCTTTTGTAACTCCAACATAACCATTTGTCGATAGATATGCACCAGAGTCACTATATGTATTAGTCATTTTTATGTTTTTACCGAACAAAAACCAATCGAATGTTTGACCATTGGCTGTATTAAAAGCAAGTGGTCCAGTATAATCATTATCCGCATGATCCACAGCAGGATAATCACCCCATACAGTTCTGCTGTATGTATACGCATACAAGTAATTGGAACTAGAACCGTATGCAGCTTGACCCCAATAATAATATTCTGCGTCTGTGGTTATTGCAGGTTCATCAGGATAAAATCCAGCTATTGTAACCCAAGTAGATTCTCTAATACCACCTTTTATTGTTCCGTATGCGGTCCAAGTTACATGTTGTGATCCAACAACTGCTCGACCACCTCGGCCACCTGGTCCACCACCAGCGCCGCCGTTTGTACCAGTGCCGCCATTTGCACCATCTTTTCCTAAATCACCACCTTTACCACCCACCACACTAGCGTAACCTACGCCACCATTGCCGCCGGTGGTTTCGTTACCGGCTGTTGGTAAAGCCCAGTGACCTGATGTACCAGCAGCACCATTATCACCTCCGGCACCACCACCTCCGCCGCCAGATTGTACCCAATATGATGCTGCCGCTGATGGACTACCTGCTGAGCCGCCGCCGCCACCTCCACCACCAATTGTTCCTAAATTATTGATAGTACAAGGTGTTCTAACATCAATTGCAGCTCCGCCAGCTTCACCTGGTCCACCACCAGCACTAAAACCACCATAATTGTATCCACCCTGGCCACCTTTGCCAAGAATTTTACCATTGTTAACTATTGTTAATCCACCAGGAAAACCATCAAATACTAAAAGTGCAGCTGTATCTGTACGTTTCGAAAATATTTTTGTTGTTGATGGAATTCTATAGATTGCGGGAGCATTTTTATCCCAACCAGCTGCAATTAAAGCATCCCGCACATTCACATTATACAATGTGCTTGATGCTGGTGCTGTTACATCAACGACCTTAGTTTTTCCACGCAAATCATTGAACGATATCACACCTGAACCAGGCACACCTTGTCCACCAGGCACATAACCCGCAAGCTGATAATACTCACTTAAACTGATAGGTGAAGAACCACCAAATTCATTTTGTATGTCTAATAGTGATATTGTTCCTGATGGAGTCGGCATTTCTATTCCTTGTTATTATTCTATATTTATTTCATCAGCTGTTTTTGTGGTAAAAATCAATAGCTTTTACAAGTCCTTCAATGTGATCCTGTGTTTTTTCTTTGAAAATCATTGGTTGTTCATTGTCCACGGCCATAATAATTACCAAATCATCAATAGGTGTACCAACCAATTCTTCGTACATCAATGCGTATGCAGTACATTGCCAAAAATAATCTAAAATATCTTCACGCTTTTTGATCTTTTTTGAAGTCTTGAAATCAATAACCGATAATCTGCCT